GTCTGTTACTTCTGCACCATCTAAGAAATATTGAATTCCATTAGTGTAATAATCTACAAGCGGAGTATCAGCATTAATACCGTCTTCGTATAAACTAAATGCTAACGGATGTTCTTGACCGCCAAATGTAGCATTAGTAGTATCTGTTTGATCGAAATAATATGAATGACCTTTACGCAGTGTAAACTTGTTTCTTTCAAAATTTGCTACGTAAATTGCACCAGTGCTTGATTGTGAAAACCCGTCTGCTCTGTTTTCGCCTGTATCGTAACCGATAGTAATAGGAAGCGTAGTTGCAGTATCAGGAAGAACATACTCATCAGAAGTATGGCCAACAATAGCAGAGTAAACTTGTCCACCATAACGAACCATGTCGTTAACTTTGTAATATGTTCCAGGTGTCCACTGATCTACCCACTGATAACCATCTGTCATCTGTGTCCATTTAGGTAGGTCTTGATTTAGATAATCAATATAAAAATCCGGGTCTGATGTATGTCCGTTTAAACAAACAAATGTTTTACCACCGTATGAAACAATGTCGTCTTTAATATATTGCTTAGAAGCAGACCATACGCCTGTCCATCTAAACCTAATTCGATCTAATTTAAATTCAGCCATTTACTTTCCCGTTTCCTGCTTTGTTGTTGTATTTAACCATTATGGTGATACCCCCTCAGGATAATCATATTCTTGGTTTATTCTAATAACTAAGTTTCCTTCATCATCAACATAATAAACTAAATTTCTGTCGTCCCATCTAAACTGCTCATATCTTAAGTTTTCATATGTTGTAACGTGTTCTTCATCTCTACCTTCAAAGAATTCAATACCTCTTTGAAAGTCTGGATAGTTCTGTGTAGGATCGCCAGGTCTGTTTACTTGCACACCATCCGAACTTTTCATTTGGTCTGACTTTACAAGATATAATTCGCCGTCTTCACTGCGTCTTAGACCATAAAAGTATCTACTACCTTTTACGGTTTTTAGTAGTGTTCCTGCTTCTGTACCTTGATAAAAACTAGCCATTTTCTATTTCCTTACACAATATTAATAACATTACCCATGTTGCTGTGTGCTGAACATTGATAATATAATGTCGCTGGTGCACTCATTGGAACTGTAAATTCAATAACACCCGTTGATGCATTGTTGTTACTTGTTCCTGTGTTGTATGCCGCTCCACCGTTTGAAACTCTAATCTCGAATGGGTGGCCGCCACCACTGTTGTTTATAAAATAATACTTGTGACCTCTATACAAATATAGTACAGGATCGTTTGTTGTTGTTGGAAATCCAGGTCCGCTAAATGTGTAGTCTGATGTACCATTAGCACCAATTGTCCAAGTAATACTTGGAGCATTTTCTGGCTCCCAACTTGTACCATTATACGTCATTGCGTTACCAATACTTGCATTGGCTACACTAACGTTAGTTAACTCTTGTATTAAAGTTGGTGCTGGAGTTCCTGTCCAATTAATTGTTAAAACATCTCCAGTAATTTCAGTTGAAATATCTGTTCCGCCTTCAATTGCAAATGAGTCTGTTAAACTAGCGGCACTTGTTGCACCTGTATCTGCTGTAAATGTTTCCCATAAGTTTTGGTCTGTTGATTGGTCTACAACAAATTCTAATCCATCACCTGCTGAATTAACTTTAACAAATCTATTTGCCGCGCCTGTAAATGCCGCTGGCGTATCTGACAAATCTAAAAACGCACCACCAAACAATGTTGGAGTGTTTGTAAAGTTACTATAGTTTAAGAAGTATGCACTGTCAAATCCGTCAAGTGTGTCAGCATCTAAACCAGAGCCGCCTGATGCAATATCAGCACCTGGTGCCCATTGTGCACCATCCCATTTAAGAACATCACCTGTGCTTGGTGCTGAAGATGAAACGTTACTTAATGCACTAATAGCAATTCCTGAAACTTCTGAAGCGGTGATTGCACTGCTAAATTCTAATGCTGTTGCACCCGAGTTTACTCTAACAATTTGTCCGCCTGCTCCTGAAAAGTTTGTAGGTGTATCTGATAAATCAACAAATGCACTTGAGCCGCCGTCTGTAGCAACATTTCCTGGCCCCCATGTTTGAGTTGATGCTGTATAAATTAGTGCTTGACCATCTGTTGCGCCACTAGTACTTACATCAGCAATATCAGTTAGGTCCGATGTAGTGTCTAGCATTTTAGTCCAGGAGTTGTTATGAGCGTAGTAAACACAACCGTCTGCACTAACTTTTGCTAACATACCATCATAGGTAGTAGGGTTAGGTAAATCTTCATATGCATCGTATAAGAAGGTAACTTTGTTGTTACCTACTGATGTTGCAGGAAATGAATTTAACACACCACCTTCATTAACAACTGAAAGTTGATCACCATCTCCTAATGCTTCGTATAACTCGGTAAAGTTATTATTAATTTTTGTAGCGCCTGCCCTTAGGTTATCACCTTGTCCATCGTTGGGCAACACTCCTACGTTAACTGTTTGTTTTGTCATTTGCTACTCCTACGCTCCTATGTTTGGTCAAATGTTATATTGTTGTTATCCATTGTTAAGTTAGTGTTATCCCATTCTCTATCACTATCTGTAACTGTAATTGTATCACCAGCATAAACAACAGCACCATCGTTTGGACCTTGATTTAATCTAACTACTAGTTCGCCTTCTTCATTTACATAGTAAAATAAATTAGCATCGTCCCAACGAAATTGTTCATAATTTAAATTTTTATAAGTTAAGTTGTGTGCAGAATCTCTACCTTCAAAAAATTCTACACCTTCGTCAAACTCAACAAAGTTATCAACAGGATCACCTTCCTTATTAATAACAATATTGTCACTAAGGCTTAGTTGGTCAAGTTTACCTAAAAATAATTCTCCATCGTCGGTTCTACGTAACCCGTAGAAATAACGCTCGCCGAGATTATCTTCGATAGTTTGTGTAATTGTTTGACCTGTAAACCACTGAGATGACATATTACACTATCTCCACAAAACTCATGACGCAGTCTAAACTTGCATCAATATCTGCAACAACATAAATCGTATTTGTTGCCGCTAAAATTATTTTTTCACCACCATTTAAAACTTTTAAAGTTGAGTTAGGTGGAATAAGAATGTCTTTTAAATAAAACCCTGTTACTGATGTATCGTCGGATATTTTTACACTAGCACTTACAACAGAACTAGTTAGATTAGCCAAACTCATACCAATAACAGTTGCTCTAGTACTTGGACCTACTTCGTAGATCGGTACATCAATTGTTCCTATTTCTTTTACTACTTTATTTTTAAAAAACGTTGCCATTCTTTTATCCTATCGTAACCGCCATCTTAATTGCAATTTCTTCAGCATCTTGTGCCGACACAGCACCCGAACTACCTGCTACTGATACCCATTGTCCTGATGGATCATAAATTTCAACACGATCGTCTGCTGTGTTAAAACGCATCATTCCAGTTTCTGGTGTCGGATGTCTATTAGTTAGATCACCAACTGGAATAACAAATCCACCAGTACCTTCAATTTTAAAGTATCCAGTACCTGTTTGGGCAAGTGTTGTAACTGCACCTGCTACAGTATTAGTTATCGAATTAGCATTAAAGCCAAAGTTCTCAATGATTACTTTACCAGTACCATTTGCTAATAGGTTTAAATCTGTATTAAGGGTTACTGTTCTAACAGTATTACCTTCAATTTCAATATCGTCTACTGCTAACTTATTTACATTAAATCTAGTGCTATTAACGTCTGCAACCTGCTGTCCTGCGGCAAAAAACGTTAGTGTATCGTCGTCTGCACCCGGTGTCGACTCTGCAAGGATATATGTATCTTGGTCAACGTCTCTAATACCGTTTAGTGTAATCCAATTTCCGTCATATCCTTCAAATACATCAGTATCTGTGTTATAACGTAGCATACCTAGTTCAGGTGTGCCTGGACGTTCTAGTGTTGTACCTCTTGGTAAGCGTAAACTTCCTGTTGCGTCAATGTCTACACTTTCACTACCTGGAGATAATATAATATCATTAGTAGAACTAACAATGTTAGTTTTAAAACTTAAATCATCTATTACAATACTACCTGTACCACTAGCACGTAACTCCAGATCTTGGTTAGTATTTGTAGTTTGAATCACATTATCGTTGATGTTAATATCATCAACTTGAATTTCTCTTGCGTATAATTTACGCCATTCGTTTGAAACAGTACCTAGTGTGTAAACACCGTCTTGGCTTGGAACAAGATTACTTGCAATACCTGCAACAATTTGAATAGTGTCTGTAACTTCATCACCAATAGTAATATTACCGCCAAT